GTAAGAGCTCTCAAGGAGGACGGTCATTGTGATTGGGCTGGCGAGAACAAGGGATTGGCTGCTAAGTATATTGGTACTGTTCTAATGAACGAAGCCATACCTTCTGTAGTCTCAGCTTCCTACCAGTTTATGGCATGGGCTAAGGAGTTAGCCAAGCAGGTAAACGAGGCAGGAGACTACTTGGAATGGGAGACTCCAATTGGGAATATTATTCGACACAATTATTACGAAGACAAAAAGGTTCGTTTACGTGTTGATTCCCAGTTGGTTGTCTTTTCCATCCCAGCTGAGAAAGATGCAAAGCTTAGTACTTCAGAAATGATTTCAGGTATTGCACCTAATTTTATCCACTCATTGGATGCAAGCCACATGCTTGATACTATCAATCGTATGTATAATGATGGTATTAGTTCTTTCTCAATGATCCATGATTCCTTTGGATGTCATGCGAACGAGGTGCCTAAGATGCACAAGCACATTAGAGAATCGTTTGTAGAGATGTACGATAATAACAATCCATCTCTTGTACTGGCTGAAACTACAGCTAAAAAGAGTACAGCAGAGGATTGGGAATCGTGTACAATTCACCCTCCATCACGGAGCTCACTAGATATTCATGATGTTTTACAATCAGAATACTTTTTTTCGTGAGGTAATATGGGTAAAGATAACTTTGTTAGAAGAGGTAATGAAGACGCTCGCCAACTAGGTGGAGTCAATGCAGATTTAGATAAATGGGATTCCCAAGGCCGCAAACTAGGCGCGGGCAAAGGGGATCATGTTTCTGCAAGTCGGATTCATACCAAAAAATACAGAGATGCTATGGAAGCTAATGAAGCTTATGTGAGAAATGAAATCACATTAGAAGAATGGCGTTACATTGTTCATGGTGTCAAGCCAAAAAGGAGGCGAAAAAATGAGTAGAGTTTTGGTTGTAGGAGATACACATGCTCCAGTTATGCATCCTAACTACGTTAACTTTCTTGCTGATGTAAGAGATGAATGGGGATGTGACGAAGTAGTTCACATCGGAGATCTTGTCGATTGGGCAAGCATTTCTTACCATCCGAAAGCACCAAGTCTTAAGAACAGCGAAGCAGAATATCGTAAAGCATACGAACAAGTGCAACAGCTGTACAAAGAATTAGGACCTAGTGTTACATGGTTTGTAGGTAATCATGATGCTCTAACAGAACGTCATGCAATGGACTGTGGACTACCTCTTAGTGTATTAAAATCATATTCTGATATCTGGGGTGTTCAAGGTTGGGAAGTGATTCCACGTTATGGTAATAAAGTTATTGATGGTGTCATGTATCAGCATGGCGACAGAGGCTCAGGTGGACAGAGAAACTCAGCATATAACAATGCGAAGGCGCAGTTCTGTTCAGTTGTGCAAGGACACTTTCATAGTCAAGCCGGAGTAGAGTTCTATAATAATGAACGCTTTAAATGCTTTGGTATGCAAGTGGGCTGCGGTATTGATGTAAAAGCTGCAGCTATGGACTATGGCAAAAAATTTAATCAGAAACCCATTCTTGGGTGTGGAGTAATTATAGATGGGGAATTGGCTGTCTTTGAGCCAATGCCGGTATGAAAGAAGTTTTGCAAAAAATATGTTATTATGCCCTTACGTTGGGGCTACCTCTTACTATAATACTACTCAATTGTTTTCTACTGAAGGAGATTATTTATGGCTAACAAATACGGAAAGTCTTTTGTTACACCTAACGCCACGGTTACTTGGGCTCACTTACACAAGCCTGATGTTAAGTTTGGTAATCCAAACCACAACATCACTGTTGAATTGACAGAAGAGCTTAGCACTCTTATTAACGATACTGCAAAGAATTGCAACTTCGCTAAAGTGTCTAAGGTCAACGGTGTGTCTGAACGAGATGGAGTCAAATTGCTCAAGGTAAAGAACAGCCAGTTTGCTAAGGATAATCCCGGCACACCTACGTTCCCATGCTTTGATTCGCAAAACACAAAGACTACTGATACTCCCTTTGGTGGAGATGTGGTTCGTTTGCGTTTGGTTCCAGCACTTCTTGAAAGAGATAACAGCATGTCTCTCTATCTTGATGGTGTCCAGATTATTGAAAAGAATGAACATAGTTCTTCATCAGGAGGCTTTGATAAAGTCGAAGGTGGCTATGTTTCAGAAACAGTTAATGCTACAATGACTGAAGAAGCAGAGCCCGAAGAGGGCGCGGACATGCCATTCTAATGAATGCATAAGCTGGCTATAAAGCCGCTCAGTACAAATGAAGCATTCATGGGTAGAAAACGGAAGACTGCTAAGTACAGACACTACGAAATTAAACTCCCAAAAATGCTCCCAAAGCTCAGGATACCAAGGACAGGTCCTCTGTCCTTGTGTATCCGGGTTGGGTACAGTAATCGAGCTTCCGACATTGATAACTGCTTGAAACCTTTTATTGATGTCTTACAAAAACATTATGGCTTTAATGATAATAGAATCTACTATCTTGAAGTCACTAAAGTTAAAACGGAAAAAGGCAAAGAGTACATATCATTTAAGCTAAGCGGCTTATCGCAAGAACCAGTAGATTAACAAAGATCCCCTTTCAGAAATGGAAGGGGATTTTTTTATCGGAGAATTATGAAAGAAGAAGAAATTACTTTTGTTGTAGACAGGGAACAATGCCCTGAATGCCATCGTCAGGGTAAGGACACATCATGTGATAACCTTGCTCGGTATAATGACGGTCATGCTCACTGCTTTGCTTGTGGTTATCATGAAAACGCCAGCGGTTCTTATGTCAAGAAAGCTGTTAAGGTAGAGGGCAACTGGAATCCGTACAATGGATACTTTACTGACCTTGAAGATCGACAGATCAATGTGAAGACTTGCAGGCTTTATGGCTACAAGTGCGCACAAGTTGGAGAGCAAGAGTTTCAGTTCTGGAATGCGTTTAAAGATGGTATTCTTATCGCTCAGAAACTTAGAAAGAACGGTACTAAAGATTTTAAATGGGTAGGCAACAGCCGTAACCCAGAGCTCTTTGGTCAAGGCTTGTTTAAAATGAACGGCAAGAGACTGGTCATTACTGAGGGTGAGATTGATTGTCTTACAGTATCTCAGCTTATGGAAAACAAGTGGCCTGTTGTGTCACTGCCTAACGGTGCAGCTAGTGCTGTACGTGACATTAAGAACAACTATGATTTTGTTGCATCGTATGAAGAAGTGGTCTTACTCTTTGACAACGATGATGCAGGTCGTGAAGCAGCTAGAGCTGTTGCAGACATCTTGCCTCCGGGCAAGGCTAAGATTGCTAAGATCATGCTTAAGGATCCCAATGAGCATTTAATTGCTGGGGAAACTAAGAGTTTGATTAATGCTATTTGGGAAGCACAACTCTACAGCCCAGATGAGATTTTGCATGTCAGTAATGTGATTGCTGATAATAATACCAATACTGAAGTTTGGTCCATACCTTGGCCCGGACTGAATGAGTTTCTTATCGGTCAACGTAGCGGTGAGATTACGCTTTGGACATCAGGTACAGGCTCAGGCAAGAGTACCATTGTGCGTGAGCTAATCTACTCTCATCTGAATGAGGGACGTAGCGTAGGTGCTATTATGCTAGAGGAAACACCGCAGGAAACTGTAGATGATATTGTTTCTCTTCATATTAATAAGCCTATTCGATCTATTCGAGCTGCTAATACCATGAATGATCTTAGAGAAAGCATGGGTGTTGAACGTGTTGATTACACCGTATGTCAAGACTACTCCGAAGAAGAGTATCTTAAGGCTAAGAAGTGGTTAGCAGAAACGGGATTCTATGTTTATGATCATGAAGGTCACAATGCTATGCAAAATCTTTTACAGAGAATGGAATTTATGGCTACCAGCTTGGGAGTCAAGGTTATTATTCTTGACCACATTACTGCGGCAGCTACCGCTATGATGGCATCAGAAGATAATAACAGCGAAAGGCTCTTAATTGATACGCTTATGAAAGGCATTCGTTCTTTGTGTGTTAGAACCGGAGTACATGTTGATGTGGTATCTCAGTTGAAG